AAGAAAGGGTTTGCGGAAGCCACCATTGGTGACAGCATTAACCTCTCTTATCCGGAAAGCAAGACCCGCAGAGGGCGCGTGGGCAAGGGCGTGGCGCAGACACTAACTTGCTCTCAGCAGCAGGCGGTTGTGACGGGCAACGCAGGAGCGCCGAGAATACGAAGATTGACACCCAAAGAGTGTTGGCGACTCATGGGTTTTGACGATGAGGATTTTGAGAAAGCGCGAGCCGTGAATTCGGACACGCAACTCTACAAGCAAGCCGGGAACAGCATTGTTGTGAATGTGTTGGAGGCCATTCTTGGAAATCTGCTTGTTGCAGAACGGTCAGAATGGCTCGACAACCTATTGGGAGGTGAGTGAGTTGAAAGAACACGTTGCATACAGTTGTGAGTATTGTTATGCCAAGTATCCGACTAAGGAGGAAGCGATGGAGTGTGAGAGAAATCACAAAACAAATCTTACGATTGTCAGTCTGATGCACTTTTGTAAAGATGACTGCCCCGATGGTTACCCGAGGAGCATTGAGGTAAAAGGAGAGGACGGCAAAACCGTTCTCTATTGGAGGGATAATTGATGGAAGAGGTTGTGTATTACCGTTGTGGTGTGTGCGGAACCATGCACGAGGTCGAGGAAGAGGCAGTTCGGTGTGAGAAGGGGCACAGAAGTGATTACAGAATCAAAAGAGTCACTTACGCTTCTTCCAGACTAACGATGGACGGTTTACCGTACACCATCGTTCTGGAAGCCCGGGGTTGCTCGGACATTGTTTATAGGAGGGTCTGATGAGATTGAAAGTGCTTTACACCTGCGAGGTGTGTCACACCGATTATGTTGACGGGGAGTCTGCCATAGAGTGTGAGAAGAGTCATGCACAGAACTTGATAATTGCCGACTGCAAATTTCACCCGGTTTCAAAGTGTGGTCGTTTCCCTGTTAGCGTCACCATTCGAGCGGATGATGGGGAGCAAAGAGTTTATAGGAGGTGCAATGAAGATTAAACCTTTGTACTGCTGCGAGATTTGCGGTAGATCGTACCACACTGTGCGAGAAGCACTTGCGTGTGAAAACGGTCATAGGATGGGAAACATGTGGTGCCATTGTGATTTCCCTCTTTTCGTCTTCAAGAAAGAGGACGGGGGTAAGGTTGCACTTATGTGTGCCCGTTGCAAACAGAAGGTTTTCAAAATTTGTTGAAGAAAGGAGCATTGAATGACAGAACAGGAAAAGCGAGAGTTGGTGAAACTCTTGTGGAAGTATCAAATGGAACTCTTGGGCGCTGATGATAAAAACAGTAGCAACGATGCTTCTGAGAGAGTGTACGGTGTTAAAGCGCAGTTCTACCATGCTAATTGCGTTGCGACTTGGCTTTCTACCGAGGTTGAGAGGACGCTTCTTCGATGAACAACCTGGCGAGGAAAATAAAACCCTGTCCCAACTGTAGAACCTCTAGATGGGTAGAATACACCGTTGAATATGTAAACGGTGTGCGAGCGATCGAGTGCTTGCTCTGCCGGAGAAGAGTCGAGGGTCGTCTTTGGGACACAAGGTCTTTGTGGGACAAATGGAGGAATGATGAGCAGATTGAAGAGGTCTGATATAGCAAGAGCCGTTAAGTCGCTTGAGAAGTGCATGAAGTTATGCGGTACTCTTCCGTCCGACTCTCCGGGGTTCACACGGGTTGAGCCAATCGCGAATCACCTGCGACAGGCTCTTGAGGATCTAACCAATGCGGATGTGTGCTACGACTCTCTTGAATTTGGTTATTATCTGGACGGGTGTAATGAAGAATTTGAAGATGCCAACTTGCTGTTGAACTATCTTATCTATCATAGCACAGGTGAGCCGAGAAAGATTGTTTTGGATATACATAAACGGCTCATAAAAATAAGCTGTGCGATACACCGACACTTCTGGAGCGGTGTTTGACGGTTTTGTGCAACTTCACTAGGCAGAATCAAAGCTATGGAAAACGCACAATACTAAGTCTAGTTTGTATGCGATAAACTGTGCAAAATGACGTTGATGGTTTCAGAAAGGACGGTGTGCAATTTGAACAAACGGGAACTTGTGCGGGCGCGTGATTACATTGCGTATGCGAGTGTGTATCACCGTGCATTGAAAGAGCGAGGGGAGTATCTTTCATACCCCCTCCGAATTGATGAAATATTAGTCAATCTTAACAAAGAGGACGATTTGTTTACATATGTGAGAATTTGCAATCTTGAGAGAGCTATGTTTATGGATTCTAAGGTCGCGAAAAACCGTGCACGTTTTACCATCACTGACCAGACTCTCTTGTACTATACAGAAAAATACCGAGAGGTATTGGAAAGGGCTATTTACCATTTGGAGCAAGGAAGGAGGAAGCATGAAGATTCTGTACAGGTGTGAGTATTGCAGAGGCACATACAACAGCGAGACGGCCGCGCACAAGTGTGAGGTCGCGCATGAGGAATGGTTGAACGCTGAGATTGAGGTCGTGGATAACGAGTTTTCGTGTGGTATGGACGGTACACCGTGCAAAATACGTTTGCGGAACAAGAGTGGGAAGTCGTATTTGTATATGAGGTGCCCTATATGAGAATTGATGAATCCTTTACAGCAGAGACCGATCTCGGAGAAGCAATGGACAGCCTACGGGAAGCCTGTGCGATACTGTACGCAACCAAGCTTCCGAGCGACCTGGTCTGGAGCGACTATGCAGACCCCACCCCGGTGTACACCGTGGGTGAGCGGTGGAAACCTGTGATGCTTGATATGGCGAGTGACAGTATTTGTGATATCGGATTTGCGCTTTCAAAGAATCCCTTGTACGGCGCGTATGACGAACTTACCTACGTTCGCAGCGCGCTTTGCAAGGCGGGGTGTGCAAGATGGCACATGGGTGAGATTGGTGCAAAACAAATGAGCAAGGAGCAGAATGTTAAACTGGACAGGTGCTTGAAGGATGCTATCCTGTGCCTCAAGGCCGTACTGGAGGAACTGAGAGACTATGACGTATAAAGCGTTGGTTAAGAGGGCTGAATCGTACCTCTATGACGCGCAGAGCGACTTACAGGTGCTCACAAAACGTCACGACAAAGAAACTCCCGTGTTCGTAACCTCGCTCCGGGGTGTTGAGTTTGCTTTAAATAACATTGAGCAGGTTCTTGCTAACGAGAGTTCGCACGAGAAAGTGGCGGAGGTTTACTCAGCGGTTGTATATATTGGGATCACCATTGATGTAATAATCAGAGCAGAGAGACCGGGTGATCGACTCCCCATTATAAAGGCTCTTCGCCGGGCGAAAGAAAATTTAAAAGACACGCTCGAGCGCCTAGGTTGGTAAATCACCCCAGGGTATCTTAAATCACCCCAGGGTATCTCCAAATTGCAACCCGGAGGTAGTGAAAAGTAGTAAAAAGTAGTGAAAAACAGGATTTTACTATAACTTTCTCTATAACGCGCGTATTTAAGAAAAGTTATGTAAAAAACTTGTTTTTTACTACTTAGCCTACTTCCGAGGTAACAAGAAGAATAAGAAAGGAGTTTTACATGGAAGAGAACAAAAAGGAGACTGTGCGGAAGAGACGTACGACTTTGAGCAAGGAGACTGCTTCCGACAAGGAGACTGTTCAGGGCAAGGAGACTGTTCTCACGTGTTACGACATGCAGCAGGCGCGTAAGAGAAAGACAACCAAGAAAGCCCCTGCAAAGAAGAAGTGCAAGCCCCGTGGTGGTAACTCTCCGATGATCGGAATGAACGGGTACAACTTAAACGCAGGGGACAACGCTAGGTTCCTTGGTGTTAACCTTGCGCTTCTCAATATGCCTGCTATCGACATGAAAGACCCGGTACAGGTTCAGCAGCGACTTTCAGAGTACATTCAGCTTTATCTTGAGGCAGATATGAAGCCTACGGTGGCGGGGATGGCTATTTCGCTTAATGGGATGAACAGGCAACAGCTATGGGCAATAGTGCACGATGCACCCGGTGGAGGGGGTGGACGCAAGTTCGCGGTAGCGCCTGAAGTGTCAGACTGTATTAAAAAAACGTACTTTTTACTAGAAAATTTGTGGGAAACCTACATGAATACTGGTAAAATTAACCCGGTCGCCGGTATCTTCCTTGGTAAGAACAATTACAACTACCGAGATCAGACCGAACACGTTGTCACTCCCAACCTCAATTCCGACTCCGAATACTCCGCAGAGGAAATCCGAGAGCGTTATATCGGTAATGCAGAACAGAAGCGACTTTCGGACGGAGAAACAGAATAA